TATTATAATAGATAATCGGATATATTATAAAATACTTGATTTTTAAATTCAATAGGAAACTATTAACTACCATTAAATGTTAATCTAATAGCATTCATGAGCTATTGAAGTTTATTCTATAAGATTATTTAATCAATAAATTTCACAAGTATTTTAATGCTTTTTGCGCAAAAATTGCGCATAATAAAAAGCCCCTACTTAATAAGTAAGGGCTCTAGGTTATGAAAATATAAAGGTACTATCATATTAACATGAAATGATTTAAAATTCAACTATATTAAAATACTTCAACGTCTGTTAAATATTTATCTTCAATCCATTGATCACTATCTTTATAATTTACACGAGACCAACCGCCTTTTTTCTCGTACACACGTACTCTTGTACCTGCTGGCACGAATTCCTTATCCTCGCTATCTTCTGTTGGTTGACTTTCAAGAATGTAATCTATACTCACAGTTGCTTCATAATATGGTTCATCGCGTTTAGCAAGCTCAACGTCTTCATCTAATATGCTTTTCTCAACCACTGGAGGTTCAGTAACATCACCATCTAATAGTTGCTTAATTCGATTGATGAAATATTCTCTACAAGCTTCAGTTCCTGCACCGTTGTAAGCTCCACCGTTCCCGTGTAATTCCATACTTCTGTGAGGGCATGAAGTCGCACTAAATTCATGGTGTAATTTAACAGTATCAGCATTAATTGGTAATCCATAGCTTTGAAGCACTTGACCTGCTAGTAATAGCGTTGCATCTTCATTCGCTATAAAATCACTGTCAGAAGCGGACATCGATTGACACACTTCAAAGCCTATGAAATTAGCATTTCCGTACCAGTTAGCTGTATGCCACTCTTGATGATTAGATGGTTGGAATACATAGACGTCGTTACGGTCTACATAGTATGCTGCAAATCCCCTGTCAAGCGTTCCATTGTTGACTCTGTCTACTAAAAAGCCGTCATATTGTCTAGCAGATAGTGAACCCCCGTCATTATGTATAACAACGCCTAGTATATCGTTTTTTGGCGGTGTAAAATACACTCCGTTTTGAAAATAGTCACTATAAATTTCTGTCATGTTATTTATCCTCCGTTTTATTAATATAAAAAAGACTAAGTTTATACCTAGTCTTCTATGTTCTTCTCAAATCTTCATTGATATTCTACAAAAAGAACCCCTGTGTCAGTACGTAACTGCCTATATAGGCACAGGGGGATTGATATATTTAAATTATACTATTATTGTTCTGAATTATCAACGTTATTATATTTCCTTACAGTCTGTCTATAAGATTGATGTAAACCTACTGCACTAAAACCTAAAGCAATTGCTGTCGGGTCTTTGAACAGAATAGTTCCTATCAGTCCACCTAACACACCTAATAAGTTAGGTATCATTTCATTTGGGAAAAATTTTGATTCTTTTAAAAACTTTCCTAACATTCCTAATAGTGTTACTATTAAGAATACTAATGCTGGTTGTAATTGTTCCATTTGTTTATCCTCCTATTTTTGTATTGGTAAAGTTTTAAATCTGTTAAATAAGGTTTCTATCTTACCATTTCCACCTATTTCTGCGTAGCTCTTATACAAACCACTTAATTCTGATAAATCTTCGCTTGTTGTATACCCTCGTTCTATTGCCTCACTAAATTCCTTGTGCAATCTGTACGACATTATACTTTTATTTGAGTCACGGTTATGTAAACCTATCTGAGTTACTTCTTCAACTTGATTTTGTGTTTTCTTTACTTCCTTATTTAAATTTTCAAATTGCTCTGCTATTTGTTTATTGCTGTTATCGAACCATATCTTAACTAAAGGAATAATAGCTACCGTAAAAAGTTGCAATATAAATTGCAAAATATAGTTTGTCATTTATACTACCTCTAAAAAAGAACATGCTATTCTGCATGCTCATCTTTTCTTTCTGTAGTTTCTTTAGGTACTTCACTTACTGTTGGAGTGACTACCTCTTTCGGTACTTCTTCCACTTTAGGCTGTTCACTTACAGGAGCAACAACTTCTTTTGCTGCTTCCTCAATTGCTTTTAATTCAGCTTCTTTTCGTTTGAATTCCTCAACTGCTAACCTAACCATTTCACGTAAGTTCCCAAAATTAGGTACTTGCTCTAACGTTTCAGCTTCTGTAATTACTAATCTCTTGTGAGTTTGTACTAAATAATCATTTTCTTTAAATTTCATGTGTTTTACGCTAAATTTCATCTTAATTATCCCCCTCGCTGTTTGATATAGTGTTGCTATTTTCTCCGTGATTGTCATGTTCTTCTTCTCCTTCGTCTTGTGATAATTGTTCCATGATTGTTTGAACTACTTTTGTTAATGCTTCATCTAATTGTAATTTAGTGATGTAACGGTTGTTATCATCTTCTAACTGTTCTTTATTCTCAGTACGTTCAAATGTGATTTCTTTATATTTAGTTGGTTCATTGCTAGGAATCCACTCAACAACGCTTGTGTGGTCTTCAATTACTTCATATAGTTTATTTTCGTACTTGAACTTATCACCTACTGAATAATCTGTGTTAACTTCGTAAGAATCAAAAGCGTTGATAATTTTATCTTTATTTGTTTTGATTGTTTTCGGGTCTAACACATCTAAAAGTAACGTCATTAGTACTTTATCGTTACCTTTATTCACCTTAGCGAATAGTTTAGTTAATGCTTTCTCACGTTCTGAAACATCTTCTTTATTACCTGCTAAAATACCTACTTGCTTATTCAGATTAGCATATTCAGTAACTAGTGCAGGTGTTGCTTCTCCAGTGTACATTTGAACGGCAATTTGTTTTCTGATTTCTTCTAAGATTTCCGCATCGTTAGCAGTTGCAAATTTCCCTGGCAATTCAACATTACCATTGAAATAAATACCTCCTGTATTCATATTGAAATAAACATTTACGCTCTTATATCCTCCAGCGGTTGGATTAGGTTGTTTAACTGAAATTTCTAAAGCCATGTTATTGTACCTCCTCATGTTCTTCTACTTTAGTTTCTTTTAATGCTTTAAGCTCTTTTTCTTTAGCTTCCAATTCTTTAGTTAGTTCATTGTAAGCAACTTTATAATGAGCTAATTGCATTGTTTTTTCGCTTAATTCTTGAGTGATTAAATCGATTGGCTGTAATTGATTATCCATTTATTATTTCCTCCAGTTTGTGTTTTAATTCTTTATTTTGTTGTGATAGTTCCTGTACTGCTTTAAGTGCAATGTTAATTAACCTTAGTGCATCTAACCCTAAATAAGTTTCATAATCAACAACTAAGCTTTCGTCAAGTTCTTGCAATTCTTGTGCAATCAATCCACATTTTGTATAAGGTTTATCATATCCAACTTCATCCTTATTCCATCCATGTTCTTTAAATCTTAATTTATCTACAAATTCTATAGCATTAAATTCTGAATCTTTAATATCAGTTTTTAATTTTCTATCTGACCCCCACTGGTCAACTTTGATGTTCCAAATATCAGAATTTGAGTTGTCAGTGCTAAAGAATCGCATAAATCCACCCTCTTTATAACCTATGAATTTTACAGGAGCATGATTTGAAAATGGAGAACTAAAGTCTAAATTTGTAAGAATAGGTTGCCCCTTAACAACAGACCCTAATATTCTTGATGAAAAACAAGCCATCCCTGCGACTGTTAACAATACTCTATTGACTGCACTTGGAATAGTATTCCCTCTTGTAAAATCGGGATCTTCATATATGAATAATCCTGGTGGCACTCCACTTTCTTTCGGGCCTACACCTTCACCAGCAATTTGAAGTCCAATACCTCTCCTACTTCCAAAATTCTCAGGTGCGTTGATTTGTATTCCTTTTTCAATAGGTTGTAAAAAACCATACTGACCTATTTTAATTTTAGATTGTCCAGATATTACAACTCCGTTCAATGTGTCAGTATCGATTTGAGTGGACTTAATTTTAACTGCATTTAATTTGTTAATGAAAGCCTGTTGTGCCCAAAGTTTGTTGATGAAAGCATTATGCGTTAGTAAATTATGAATTAAACCATCATCTATTTCTACGTGCTTAGCTTTAACTGCATTAGCAGCAATAATTTCTGAAGTGATACTCCCTGCCTTGTGGTGTCCAGTTTCTAATGTTTCAGATTTAATTTGTCGGCCCTCAATTGAACCATCAACAATTAATTCTGCTGATTTTTTCTTATAGATTTTAGCATTTTTAAAAGTAATATTTGTGAAATTACTTGTTCCATTTTGCAACAATCCCAATTTATAACTTTTAACTTCTCCTGTTAATCCAGTTACTGTAAGTGTACATTTTAAAGTATCATTAGTTGAATATTCATTACTTCCTACTATAACTGGGATTTTCCATGTGTAGCTACCTGTTTTATATTGTATTTCAATCGTAAAGTTAAGAGATTGTGTTAATCTCCCAGACCACGAGCCAATCCCTTCGATTATAAATTGATCTCCGTTTTGTAATTTATCATCAGTGATTAATGGGGTTATCCATTTATCCCTACTATTAGAAATTACCGATTGTCTAAATTCTGGTAATACTAAATTCTCATTAGCTGGTGAGATTATCAGTCTATCAGTTATCGCTTTAATACTTTCTGGACTAACTGATAGAATACTCGCTAGGTTTCTTCCGTTAAAAACTTTGTTTGAACCAAAATCAATTCCATCAGCACCTATTCTAAGTTGAGAATGTTTAACTGCATCATTCAATCCACTACTAACAGTATTTAAGGTTTGTGTAGCTGTTTGTTTCCATGTGTTTAACTCGTTGATGCTTTGCTGACTATCTTCTGGAGCTGGTGTCCAATCGGTTGAAATAGTACCTATTTCAAGTTTAGGTAAACGAATATAAATTTTATCTCCATTGTTAAAATTAGCTGTAGGGTTGTAAAATACAAATGCAAAAACATTAGTAAACTTGTTAATAAAGGTATGAGATATTCGTTGCCACTCAGTTGTTATAGTTACCTGTTTTAAACCATTAGTTTCAAAACCAATATTTCTTAACGTCACATTTCTACTAGCTTTAATATCGATTGACCATGTTAACGTCTCATTTTGGAATTGAGTTTTAACTAAATCTGTTAAATTAAAGTAAAAACCATAAGTATCACTACCTCCAATTTTGGTTAAAATTAGAGTATCTCCTTCTACTGATTTATCCCATTTATTCCAACTATAAAATCCTTTATTGTTTAAGTTTTTACTACCAATAATATAGTTTCTACCACCTACACTAGTTGGAATACTATTTCTAACATTACTGATTTCACGGCTAAAACTATTAGCTGTTTCCTGCACCTTGTTTTCAACTACAGAAGTAGTCGCATATCCCTTTTCATTAATCCAACTTTCAATACTACGTCTTGCAGCAGTCAGTTGATTAGCTGTGTTATTTTGTGCCCAAATCTGTAAATTAGCAGTTCTTGCTCCATCTTGATTTTTGTAGGTCTCTAACGCTGATAATTGGTTGGTAATACCTCTAGCACTTTCAGTAAACTTGCTACTAAATTCTGTGTTCTTAACAAAGCCTTTATTATCAATAATTCTATTGATTTCAGTTCTTTCACGGCTTAATTGACTAGCTGTATCTCTTTGAACCCATTGCTTTAATGTATCAGTTCTACTTCCATCTTGATTTTTATATTCCTCAAGTGATGCAATCTTACTTGTTAAGCCATCTACACCTTTCTTAAATTCAGCCTTAACAGCACTTAAACTATCTTCGTTTTTCTTTTTGATATTAGTAAATTCTCTAGTAATACTAGTTTCAAGTTCTGTCACCTTGCTAGTTGCACCATTAACTAGTCCTCTAAGTTCTCTAACTGTTTCATTATTAGAAATATCTTGAATGTTGTTAACTCTATCAGATAGTGCTTGAATTTGCTTAGTTGCTTCAACTCTATTTTTACTTATCTCTAAGTTTGTAGCTTGGAATTGCCTGTTGTAGTTTTCTACTGTTGCTGATACTTGGTTTCTAATAGGTGCTAGTTTTTCATCAAAAGCTTCACCCATTTTTCGGATTTTTTCTTCGCTACTTAATAAGGCTTTTTCATATCCATCTTTAACCTTATCATCAATAACTCTTGATTTTTCTTTAAAAAACCTGTCGTATGCTGCTTCCTGTTCGGCAATCAAAGTATTGATTCTAGCAATTACTGAATCATTTTGTGCTTGAAGTGATTCTAATTTAGCTGAAGTGCTATCAGTAAAACTACTTCTACCATCTCCCACTTCTATCTCGTGATTTTCTTCAAGAATAACATCCCAAACTACCTTAACAACTTTAGCATTCTCATTTAATATCCCTAACTCGTTGTAATAAACTTTCAATCTGTCGCATAAATCTATCTGTTCAAGAGCTGGGTTATCAAATACCCCCTCAACTTTCGATAAGTCTTGGTAATTAATCTTTAAGTTAGTTTTTGGTACTCCTACATTATTGCTTTTAATGTAACTTTTAGCTTTACTTCTTAACTGCTCCACCGTTTTTAAGTTTTCATCACTTGAAAAATCAACTTTTAAAATTCTTCTATGTGTGAATTTATTTAAGTGTGTGCTGTCAAGGAGTATTTCTGGTAATGTTATTAATTGTTCCCTGTTGTTATCATCAGTATATTTTTTAAACGGAAATACTGAAGTGTAAGTTTCAAGTATTGACTGCTCTTGTTCTAAGTCTAACAAGTTCTTACCATAAGCAATGATGGTTGGATTATCAATTCCCATGCTTTTATGTAGTGTAATATTTAAGTTATCAAACTCATATTCACCACCCCACACGTCAAGAATTGAACCTGCTTTACCTCCTAATGCGTCACGTGCGTTCTCAATAGTCTCAACTTTCCATGTTGTAGAATTTACAGTAGTGATATCTGACTGAACAAAGAATTCATCTCTACTATCCAACAAGTTATCTCTCCATGTTGTTAGTGCCATCATAGCACTACCAGTAATAGTTATATCTGGTCTGATAGCATTCATTGTAGTTTTAACTTGTGAAATATGTTGGCAGTAAATTTTAAATTCATTTTGTGTTTTAGTAATCTTTGAAACTATGAACCTTTGATTTTTAGTTCTGTAACCTGCGTCTGATTTTATATACATTCCCTCTTTGATTTTATCAACATCTTTTCCATTTACTGGATAATCAAATTCAAGAATGTATATACCGTTTTTTTCTCTTGAAACATGACATTTAGAAGCGTCAGATAATACTGACACCCCCAAATGTTCAAAGTTAGTTTCATTTGCTTTATATAAAATAGGATAAGCCATTAAACTAGCGCCTCCCATCTTGGTGTTATTTCAACAACAAATGAGTTGTTGTCCCATGAAATCCTGTTATCACCTATTTCAAGGTGTGGAAATGGATAAGTGAACACTTTATCGTACTGCGGTTCCTTATTGTCCCAATGCGCCGATTGAGTTTCACAATCAATTACAATATGTCCACTAACCCCTTTCAACCTAAAAATTTGAGAATTAATATTCAAATTAATATCTCCTGTTCCTCTTAATTTAATAAGTGGATTAGCTTTTCTACGTTCTGGGTTTCTTAGAATTTGTCCATTAGTAACGGTTATCTTATTAAGTCCTGTTTTTAGATATTTAATAGGGTGCAATTTAAAATTTAAGATACATTTTTTCTTACTTGTTAATGTTCCCTCAATTTTAAATGTTTCATAGAAATACGCTTTATAAAGATATTCACCATCCCAACTCAAGGCAAAATCATACCATTTTGGCTCTATGTTTAAAAGATAGTCATTTAGTTTATTAATTATGTTTTGGATATCAGCTTTTTCATCGTATATTTTAAACGGGAAAGCACGCTCAACTACTTTCAACCGTTTATTATCTTTGATTTTCGCGCCATTAACACCGTCTATTTCAATTAAATCTACAGTTTGAGAAGAAGATTCCAGTTCTATTTCATCTACTAATCTTAATCCCAACTCTTTTGTATTCAGTTGATTATAAATAATGTATTTAGTTATCATAGCCTGTCTTTCTCCTCCTTAATTAAGAATTTTATTTGTTCGTATAGTTTACGAACATCTTCTTCAGAATTTGTACTTAAATTCTCTATATGTAGCAACGCTCCAAAGTTGCTTGTTTTGTTGTTAGTCACATTGTTACTACTTCCACCTGCTGTTGCAAACGATGGAACACCTTTAAAACTTAACATGTTTTCAGGTACAAAGTTAGGTTTAAATTTGTCAATTACACGTTGATAAGCGCTAAACGCTTTATTTAATACTGGCATATTCTTAACCATACCTGTAGCAACCCCACCTGTTAAGTGGTGTCCTGTTCTTTTTTGCGTAAGCCTTGATGGTGAGTGGATTTGCGCCTTAGCTCTCAACGCTCTATCAACCTCGATAATAATTGCATTTGCTGCAGCAATCACCGCTCCTAATGCTGAATACATACCTTGCGCAACTCCGTTACTTACTTGAGCACCTACACTATATGCAACTGGTACAATACTTTGTCCTACACTTTGAACAGTATTCTTGATACTTTCCATCGCTGAACGAACGTTACCCTCGTTGCTTCTTAAGCCGTCAGCAATATTTCTTCCTGCTTCTTCACCTGCTCTACGTCCCTCTTGAGCCATTTGTGAGGCTGTTTGTTGGAGTGTAGACACAAATTGTTGGCATGTGCTTTGAATAGATCCTAAGGCACTATTCATAGCTGAAGAAATGGCACCAGCTAATCCGTTCATTGCTCCACTAATACTTGCAACCATACTAGATACTGTTGCTCCAACCGATGAAATCGAAGTACCAATTTGATTAATCTGACCTGCTACGCTAGTGGATGTACTTCCAACTTGTGACAATGCACTTGTTAAACCATTAACTACACCAGTTAACGCTCCAATTGAAGCTGAAGTTGTACCAAAGCTTACTGCTAATGTTGATAAAACAACACCAAATGCACTAATCGATACAGTAACAGAACTTACTGCTGTTCCAATGCTTGTTATTTGAGTATTGAAAGCACTAATTGAACCGCTGGCAGTCATAAGTCCAGCAAGCGAAGTAGTAATGTTAGTACTGAACATTTGAACGGCTGTTGAAGTTGTAATTAAGATAGGTGGTAAAGCATTTAATGAAGTAGTTAAGCTTGTGATTAATGTTGGTAAGGCAGTAAACGCTCCTTGAACAGAAGTTGCCGCTTGACCTAACATCGCTAATCCACTTGCCATTGTTTGCATACCAGCTCCAGCCGTTGTCATTTCACCAGCGTGAGCCGTTATTGCACCTATTCCAGTTGCCGTTGCTGTTAATGTAGCAACTAAATCGCCTAAACTTAAATCAACAAGAGTTTTCACTCCCTCAGCAAATAATCTAAACCCGTTACCTGCCTTTTCAGCTGAATCACCAATACTTTGAATAACGTTTGCTACTCCATCAAGTGCTGTTCTTATTGAGTTACCTATTGAATCAATAACTTCTTTAATTCCATCACACACAGTTTTAACTGCGTTACCGAATTTCTCAAAGGCTGTTCCTACACCCTCTAATACTGATTTTATTGAATTACCTACTGATTCAATAACGGAACCTACACCCTCAAGAGCTGACTTAATAGCATTACCAACAGAATCAATAATGCTTGCCACACCTTGTAAGGCTGATTGAATAGCAGTTCCAACTGAAGTAATTATAGTCCCAACTCCCTCAAGAGCCAGTCTTACTCCGTTACCAAAACCAGTAAAGGCTGAACCTAACCCCTCAAGCACCGACTTAATGGCAGTACCTACAGATTGAATTACTGTTCCTATTCCCTCGAATACTGACTTAATAGCAAGTCCCACCGATTGAATAACACTACCTAATGAAACTAAAACGGCTGATAAGCCAGTACCTAAAGCAAGAATAACTTGTGACACGGCGCTTCCTAAGGCTTGAAATACCTTAGCAACTCCATCTCCTTGAGTTCCTAACAATGCAAGTCCAGCACATACCATAAGAATAGCGGCACCCAATGCAAGCCACGTTGTTGGTGGCACCGTAGCAATGGCACTTCCTAAACCTTTAAAAGCAATAGCAAGTCCAGTTCCTATTCCCTTAGCTGCAGTACTTACCCCTTTACCTGCTGATTCTATCACCTTTCCTAAACTCTCTATTACTTGAGATATAGTGCTTTTTGTTTCTTTAGTTTTTTTTATTACTTCGCCTAACGATTCAGTAGCGTTTTTCTTGAATAATTTAAACGGGTTTAACCCCTTAATTAAATTAAGTCCTTTAGTTGCTAATTTGATAGCTTTAAGAGAACCTACAATTCCTAACAATGAATAAGCAATGGCACTAATTACACTAGGTGGGAGTGAAGCTATTAATTTAGCAAACCCGCTAATCACTTTAGCTACTACGTTCACAATTAAACCTAATGCATGTGCAAATGTGCTAATTGCTCCACTTTTAGATAATGCTGAAATAAGATTTGATACTGCATCTTGCACATTCTTAAATGCACTAACAACAGCACTTATTGCTCCACTATCATTTAATCCATTCCATAGATCTTTAGCTACTGTTATTACATTTTTTATCGATGTAGCTATACTGTTAATAACTTTATCAACGTTGATACCATCTAAAAAATTACCGAATTTATTCGCAAAGCCTTTAAAATCTACTTTTTCTAAAGCTTCAATAATTCCAGAAATAGCTTTTATCCCGAATTTATTAAATCTTTCAAACGCTGGTTGAAGTTTAATAGCAACCGTCTCTTTTAATCCATCAACAGCCTGGTCTACAGTTTTGAATTGAGTAGCCATTTTCATGAAATCAGTGTTATTACCAACCTTTTTAATAGCTTCGAAGAAATCTTCTGTTTTGACTTTACCGTCTTGAACATTTTTAACCAACTCTTGAACTGACATTCCCATTTCCTTGGCAATAGCACCCATTGCCGCTGGAGCTTGGTCAAGTATCAATTTAAAGTCCTGCCATGCTACTTTAGGTTTCGCCGCCATTTGAGTTGCTTGTTGAGATAGAGTCTTCATCGCTTGTTTAGGATTTTCAGCTGCAGCTGCTAAACCACCAAAACCAGTTACAAGTTTATCAGTTTCTTTTATTCCCACCGCAGCTAACTGCGAATAGGTTTGAGCCATATCTGATGCACTATAAATAGTCTTGGTGGCATAATCTTGTAAGACCGATTTAGCTTGGGCTATCTCTTCTGAAGTCTTACCTATCATAGACATATTTCCCTCAAAAGTTTTCCAGGCTTTCGCTGAACTGTTTAATTCAGTTACCATTCCTCGAATACCGTTAGAAATACCACTAATACCTGCACTTATTCCAGCACTTACTAGATTTGCTCCTAACACACTTTTAAAGACTGAACCTGCCTTAGTTCCAGCACTTTCAAGGCCATTCAAAGCACTTTTTAACCGTCCGATACCAGAGGTGGCGCCTTTCTCGTTCAAGTCAACATCTATTTTAACTTTTCCCTCTGCCATATATTAACCTCCTTTCTTTTAAACTAATCATTGATAGGAAGTTCATATTGACGTTGTAGTTTTCGCATATGTTCCTTATATTCAGAACTATCATGTTTTGATGGTTTATAACTCCTAATCTTTACAACTTCCATAAATTTAGTATTATCTGGAAGTCCATTTAATAAGGCATTAAACTTTCTCCAATGCAATTTGCCTTGCATTTCAATTAAATCAATATTGTAAGCTTGCAAAAAAGAAGCAAAAATATAGTCTGAATCGTATTTCAAACTATATAATTGCTCCTTTTCTTCTTCTGTTTCCTTAACTGGCATAGGGTTGCCAGCTAAATCATATTCTACTGAATTAAATTCCTTATTTTTAATATGCTCTTTTATAATTTCTTTTAAAAATAACTCCACGTCCTCTATTGAGTATTTCTCAAATGATTCACCTGTTAACATTAATAAGGCGAAGTGTGGTTTCTGATAATCTTCAAGATCACTAGAATTAAGCATATCAAACAACCTAATTACATTATCAAAGCTAAGATTAAGTTTATAAACTTCACTACCAACGATTAATTCATCTTCTAATTTGTAAGCTAAATTAAGCATGGTCGATATTTAGATACTTAATCAGCTTATCTGGAGAATAACTGCTTCCTAATTCTTGAGTTATCCCAAATAGCGTTTGAAATACCGCTAATAACGTTGGCATACAAGATTTGTTATAAAGATTATAAACTTTCTCAAAAGTTTCTTCATCGAATAACTCAACCCATAATTCTTTAGCTAAATCATAGATTAATTTAATATCTTCTGTTGTTCCTTTTAGTTCTCCAATCTTATCTTTAACTACACCTGCTTTTTCTTCTACGTTTGCTAGTTTTAGAATATTTTCATCACTAGTTACAAACTTTAACTCAAACTCTCCAAAATCAACTGGAATTACATTTTCAAATTTCTTAATTACTACCATGCTTAAATCCTCCTAAATTATGCTACTGCTGTTTGTTTTGGCAATGATACCCATTTAATAGTACATTCAAAGTTTTCAAAGTCGCTTGCGTCACCGTCTCCAGCTTTAATTTTAGATACGATTGCTACTGCTTCCCACGCTGTCTTACCGTCTGAAGATACCACCTTGAACCATACTTTTCTATCATCTCCAACCTTATATCTAAGGTCAGCGATTAGTTTTTGCGCATCATCTTCTACATCGAAGTTCCCCTCAAATGAGAATCCAGCTTTAACTGATTTTACAGTTTCTTCTGGTGTGCCGTCTCCATCGTACCATGCTACATCGTCAGTATCTTCATCTGTTTCATCGTTAACAGTCTTAATATATTTTGCTAACAATTTGTATTGTTCTTTTGTTGGTGCTGTTGTTGCACTTTCTTTATTGAAAGGTGCTACAAAATGTTTTCTTAATGCGTTCTTTTGTCTAGCCATTAATTAATTCTCCTTCTATTTCTAATTTTGCTACTATACGTAAAGTATAAATAAAATAATCTTGCTCATCACGTCCATTGACTGCTGGCTTTCCAACCTCTAGCCCTAAGAAGCGATAAGTATTGTTTGTACTAGGTAATTGCAAATTAAATTCAGATAGTGCGGTGTGAATAGTCCACAAGATCGAGTTAGCTTTTTGGTTATCCATACATTTTATGGCAATTTCAAAAGGTAAACTTATTTCTTGCGTTCCATCCATAAATAACCGCTCTACCTTACCACCTGCAATTAAATTAACTACTAAATCATCTGATTCAATGAAATAATCTAATCTAGCTACTAATGGTAAATTTAAAGAATTAATATAATCACAAAGCACGTCTTGAAAATCAATGTTATTAATCATCTTATTCCTAATCCTTTCTTAGCCACTTCTTCCCAATTTTTCATGTTGCTGTTTGAAGCTTTTTCGGTCCATTTGCTACCAGTACCAGGAGTTGTATATTTTCTGAATGTAACAATGCCGTTAGTACCATAGAAATGCGCTCTAGCATATACTGTATTCCATGCTACTGAACCATTACTAGCGTGTCCACTAGCTCGTAAATAACCCTTACCATCACTAGGGATATACTTTTCACTATCCATCAACACTTGATTAGCTACAGCATTTCTTGCTAACATGACATTCCCTGGTCCGAATTTTCGCTCCATAGGTGATAAATCGTAAGATACTTTTAGTGACATCTAAATCACCGTTAACTCATAAGAAAATACTTTATTTCCTAAATAATTAGTTTCAAAACTAATTACCTTGTATTCTCCATGCTTATCTTTAATGTTAGCTTGTAACCAGCTATCATCAACAACAACATTATTAAATTTAGGATAAATAAATAAGGTTCCCGATTTGTTCCTTGTGATATTTGTTAAGTTTTGTGTGTTTGTAGTCTTATCTATAGAACTTCTATCAAACCGAACAAATTTTATTTCAAACGGTTCTTTATATGTGATCTTCCCCCATTTGTCTTTCTCACCTGCCAAACTTACAGTTACAGTATCTGTTAAAAGGCGCTTATCTATCATAATAAACTCCTCTATATCCGAACCCCACGCTTTTTAATAAGTTCATAGTGTCTAATGCTAAATTATACTTACTAGCTTCAAATTTAGCTGGACTACTTCCACTACTGCCATAATTAACAGTAGTTCTTCCAATACTCACACTACCTAAAGAATGTTTATCTTCAGCTGTAAGTATTCCAGTTTCATTTAAGTAGCGAATTTGATTAGCAATAGCAAGCTTTACTGCATGCTTTCTAGGTGGAAAATCATCTTCTAAACTATTATTTTGATAAAAGTAATTAGTATATAAATCTACTGCCATTTCTGCCTTTAGTTTTAATTCTGAAAATTCCTCGATCTCTGCAAAACCTAATTTTTTGTATTCTTCCAAAGTTAAATAACTCATTTTTTAACCTCCTAAAAAGAGGCTGAATTATTCAACCTCTTTAGTTTCTTTCTTCTCTTCTACTGGAGTAGATGGTGAAGTTTCTTCTTTAACTTCCTCTTTTACTTCTTCTAGGTTAATTAAGGCTCCCTCACCTAATGAACTGATAATTTCTTTCGCTCTAACTTCTGTAATATCAAGTTCAGTTCCTTTTTTCACTCGTTCATAAGTATTTTTATCTGTGAAATCTACGTTTACTAAATATTTAACCATTGTTATTACCTCCTATTATGCTAACGGTGTAGCGCTTGTTACCTTAATAATTGCTTTTTTATTGTCATCAAGAACGAATGTACCACCTTTAGCCGCAGCTTGAAGTTTAACCCCGTCAAACTCTTGAGCTTCTACTGTTCTAGCAGTTTCAATTCCGATGAATGGAATTACAATTCTATCTGGAGAGAAGATTGCAACAACATTATTTTCAAAATATTGTTCTGCCACTTCATTTAATTCTACATTTTTATATTTTAATAATCCATTTGTATCGATACTTACATTTGAACCTTTTGATTTGTTGTTTGAAGCCATATCTACAATTGCATTATAAACTTGCGCTCTTAAGTAACATTTGATTGGTGCGTTAATTTCAGTATTAACTACATAAACATTTATCTCGTTAAATAACTTCTTAAGATTAGCTTCAGTAAGATCAGCTAGTTGTTTAGTTTCTCCAGCATTATCTGATAAGAATTTTCCTACACGTTTATTAATTTCTCTAGTTTGCGCTTCTGCATGTAATCTTAATCGATCTGCTACAGCTGCGTTTAAATCATTGTTAACTGTGTAACGGTCAATTCCCTCGTGAATCGCAAGTAAATAATTGTATTCTACTTCTGTATCTGTGTAGATTACTTCTTTTAATTCACCAAAACGGCTTCCTCCTTCTGTTCCAGTTCCCATAGCTACATTAGCATCTGTTTTATATTTCCCTATTACTACTGGTGTATTGTTAGTTTTAACCATGAAAGCCTTAGTATTGTGTTGTACTCCGTCTAATGTTTGAATTGGAGCTAATACTCCAGCAAATGCTTTTTGAACGTTAAAAATCGTTGATAGCATTTGTTTATATTGTGGCGCATACTGGCGCACTGGCAAATTGTTATTATTTGTTGTCATAATTTAAAATTCCTTTCTTATTGTGTGTATTGGTCTAAAATCGCTTGGAACGGGTCAACTCCTGCTGTTCCGTTCCCATTCGGATTACCTCCAACTGTAATCTGAGGTGTAGTTGCTTGTTGTTCTTGTTCAAATAAGAAAGGCTTGCTTTCTCTTAGTGAATTAACCACCTCATCAAGTTTAGGCTTACCATCATCTCCTAACTCAACCTTATCAACATCGATAAGTTTCATTAGAACATCGCTATCATGTGCCTTAACATCTTTTAGTGCCAAAGCAATAGCATTTGTTTTATTAATTTGCGCCAACTTGTTATCACTATCAACTTTGAATTGGTTGTATTCTTCTTGTAATTTTTCTAAAGCCTGTTTAGCTTCTGAATTAACATCATTACTTTTAGTTAACTCTTCAAGTTTATTTTTTTGTGATTCAAGTTGTTCTTTTAATGTGTCATTCTCAGCAGTTAGTTCTATCTTCACTTGATGTCTTGCTTTCTCCAACCCTGCACCGTACGCTTGCATGATTTTATCAATCACATCTTTATCAGTTATTCCTGCTTCAACTAACATATCTCGTTTTAAGCTCATAATTTAAGCTCCTTTCGTTTTACGTCCAGTAGACTCTATTTATTTAGCACTGTGACACCGTGCAAGGCATAAAAAATAAGCCTTTTAACGTCATGCTCAGGACTTAAAATGGAAAATTTGGTTGTTTTTTCCATAATAAAAACACCTAGTAAAATTTACTAAGTGTTTAAAGTATATTTAAATATTAATATATAATTTCCTCAACTTCTTCTGTTTCTTCTGAAGCATGATCCATCATTTTCAAATATTTTTTAAATTCTTCTTTCGCCCATTCTGGAGCGTCTTCTTTTATTTTTAATTCATCACCACTGGTTACCCAATACTTATATCCTTTAGGTTTTATCAGCATTTTTAAAAACCTCCTTAATTTTATCTTCTAATACTTTTCTAAAATCATTAGCAATTTCTCTCGGTGTTTCTCCATAAGCTTCAGCAAATAATTCAGCAAATGTTTCTGTATTCTTAGTTTTTTTCTTATAATAACTTTCTGCATATCCTCCAGTTAGTTTCCCTACTGTATTTTTCTTGTACAGAGAGTTAATATTCCCCATTTCTTTAAATATGATATCTGAAAACTGTGATACATTCATTTTTTTTGACATCTGAAAATCAATATGATGTCCAAACTCGTGTAACATTATATGATTCTTATCGCTATTTTTTGAAAACCATCCTTCTGCAACTCCTTCTTTAACTAAATCTGATAATACTTCAGCTGTTTCAAAATATTTCACATTTATTCCAAAACGTATTGGTGTATGTGTTTTACTACTATGTGCATAATATGCTATGCCTTCAGTTTTAGAAGGTGCAACAGCTAAAATTTCCGGAATTTTTTCAGGTAGTAAATGATATATTCCTTCAAACGATTTCAAAATATTAATTGTTTGCCTTAATGCTTCTTCTGGTAACTTTGTTCTAGTATTTTCAATAACCTCCATGTCAAACTCATTTTTCAAGAATTTAACCATGTCTCTTTTTGTCATTCCATCATCAACAATATATTTATTAAATACCCTTACATCTTTATTATATACCTTTTTATTTTTCCTTTCAATTATTTTCTTAAAGAACTTTCCTATTACAATAGGATTTTTCTCTATGAGTTTTTTTCTTCCAGATTTCAATGTTTGAGCTCTTAATATTAGTTTTTTTAATAATTCAGCATCTCCTAATTCCTTAGCTAGTATTTGCTTATCCTTGTTAATTCTAATCTCACGATCAAAAGCTTTTAACCTTGCTTTATCAAGGGCATTTTGTTTAGCTTGTTCCTCGGTTAGATTCTCCAAATATTCTGGTAGTTCTGGCTTGTAATTCACACCAACAACAAAAGGCGTCAGATAGTGTCCACAGTTGATTCCTAAGCAACCTCCAGGACTTCCATATCCATAATCAGGCAAACTTAACACTCTTTCACCTTTTATAGTCCTTGCAACTCCTTTAGTCACTATTTGATGTTGAAGAGGTGCACACAATTCTCTTGCACTAGACTTAGCACTGTAGTAATAAGTGTCTATTCCTAAATCATCTGCAGGCCTTTCTCTCATTTCTCGATAAGTTCTGAAAGTTGTAGTTTTGATTACAGTTTTGGCATATCGCTCAACCGTCCACATTCTTCCTCCTCTATCTCTAAAAGCTGTAAATCCTCGTTCATACATTTTCAAAACCGCTTCTGATAATGCTTTTTCATGTGACTTAGTTCCAGATACCACTCCAGCTACTGCACTTTCTAAAGTCTGCTTGTAATTCTTTTGTAATGCTTTTGGCATTGTAGTATTGATTAGATTACTAAGTTCAAACATCGTCTGATTTGCTAATGCATTTAAACTCTTTTGAACTAGTAGATTAGGTTGTGCGTTAGTCTTCAAAGCCTGTGCCAATTGTTGGTGGCTGTCTTGATATATTTTGTAACCCTCATTAGCAATTACATCTCTGAATACTTCCTCTGCAACCCCACTATATTTAGAAATCAATTTAACATTTTCTTCTGTAATCAAATGCATGTCATTTAACTTCTCTAATTGCCAAACATAAGGATTATCGATTAAATCAGCTGTTCCTCGTTGCTTAAGTCTTCTGACTATGGTCTTCATTATTTCCATGGATAATTCATGGAATAAGCCTTCTACTTCTTTTGATTTTATCCAATAATTCCCGTCATTATTCTTTATCTCCATAGATTACCTCATCAGTTTCATCAAGATTCGGTTGTACTTCTTCGTTAATCTCATTCAACATCTTACTAGCTTCTTCATCAGTCACCCCTAATACTTTAGAAATTGCATATTGTTTACTAACAATTCCACTTGCTAATGCTTTAACCCAATAATCAAGTTCTGCGTTTCTATCTGTGAATACTCCATCATCAAGGTTAACTGAAATATCTTCTAACTTAGGTATTTTACCATGATATATTCCATGCGCCTTACCTAATTCACAAATAGATACTACAAGCTCTTTAATTGAATGTTCTACTAGTGACACAATGCTGTTTCTTAGTTGGAAAGTGTCCGAATTTTCGCTGACAACTTCTGTTGCTGTTTTCATCGTCTTTCCGTCAAAACTAAACATTCCTCCACTAACACCTACTTGCATTTCAAACATTGCTAAACCTTTGTTGATAGCTTTGATATAGTCATCAGCTCTTATTGGAGTAGTTAAATCAACTATTTTACTTTCATCAAGTCCTCCACCAATTTGAACATAAACATTTTGATCTGTTTCAAATCTTCGTCTTGTTGTAAATTCAGTTCCTGTCATAACAGTCATAGTTGTTAATCCTTCTGGAACGGCAACCCTGCGCTGTCCCATCTTAATTTCCCACATAAACTCATCATAAGTTCTGTTAATGAAATCAATTGTTGTTTTCGCATTATCGAATATTGATAATCCCAACGGACTATTAATATCCTTGTTGTTCATTCCTGGAGTTTTAAGATATGTAAATAAAGGTCTACTTAGCCCTTTAATCACTATACTTTCCTCTAGATCTTCATATAGTTCACTCAATAATACTTGACTACCGATTGTGCTTGAATTGTTTGACTTGTAAAGTTCATTTGTAATTGTTAAATCTTCATCGTTCCACTCGTGGAATTCAACTAACGTGTAATAAATATTTGTCTTACCTTGACTTTTAACAGTCTTAGTAATTATTGCGGCACTACTTACATCTTGCATGTTGCTTTGCAACGGTAAAAATACTGGTGCTTGAATAAATGCTACCTTAATTGTTTTACCATCAAAATATGGTCGCATTGCCATTCCACCCAAAGCCAAACAACTTTCAAGATATCGTTCAAAGTTTTTATTAAATCTATCATTTAACAAAACATCATTAACAAACTGATTAATCGATTCATTATCAACTGTGATCTCTGCTTGTTCATTATAAACTAATCCAGCTATCTTCTTACAAGCTGTTCTTGCTAATGGTAAATGATTAAACTTCCTTGTGCGCTGTTCTCCGTCCGTGTTAAGGTAGGTAACATCGCTAAACTTACTCTGGAAGTATGTTAAATTATTCTTTATTCGGTTGTATTCTTCAGAAGATACAACTATCTTCGGATGGTCTAATATGCTTGTTAAACTACCTTGCATGGTGTACTTGCTCCTTTTAAATAAATTCTTAATAATTTGTATAAGCCCCATTGTTAAACTCCTATACTTTTAATCCTAATAATTTTGCATTGTCCAAAACAAAATACTTAAATTCGTCAACCGTGTGATCATCTTCTTTAATTACTTTCGGCTCAGGTGTCTTAATTGTTTTCTCATCGTACCTGTACATTTTATGTTCTTCAATAAAAATCTTGTTGTTTTCATTATCTAAATAAAAGAACTTACCTTGAGCAAGTAAACTTGTTACCATATCAATCATGGTCTGATTCTTTTTTTTTGCCACAGGTACCCACCTAATTCCAAAATCTTTAAAATACTGATTTCTCAAGGCACCCTCAGCACTATCTATTGTTAATCTAATAGTTGGTACATTGTATAGTTCCTGCACGTTAGAAATAAAATCATTAATCATAACTGTTAAATCACTGGGTGCAGCTTTAACACTTCTTCCAGCAGGCGAATAATAAAACGTATCAAGTAATATTACATTACCTTTAGCAGTGATACCATAAGCACCACAAGCTGTAGCACTTTGTTGATGCCCTGTATCTAATGCATAAGATATTCCAATTACTTTATCATCTGTTGGCAACTCCTGTAATGGATGAAAACAAGCCATATTATAAACGTTATTTCCTAATCCAACTGATTCACCTAAATAAATGTATCGATAATAATCAAAGTCATTTTCTTTAATTCTGTTAATATCTGCTAACATTTGCTCAGTTACAAAACCTAATTCATCATTCAAATAATTCGATTCATGAACCAAATAACCCTCAACTGTTTTCATTTCTTCGCTCCACTCATTAATCCAATCATAAGGATTTCTAGGCGGATTGTAGCTCCAGAAGAACTGCACAAAAGGTACTAATCTGTGTTTTTGTCTCATAAAAGTAATGTTTGTTTGATCAAATTCTTCTTGACTATCAAATTCTGCCGCCTCCTCATACCAAACAGCTATGATGTTGTTAATATCGTTTGATTTTAACTTTTGAAAGTCATCCGCCCCATAGAAATAAAAACTTGAACCTGTAGCTTTGTGAATAATTTTAAACGGTGATACTGTGCTTTTAAATGAGTTACTTAAGCCATACATACTAATCGCCCAGTTTATCTTATTAAAGACACTATCACGAATTGTGTTAGCAACCTTTCTGATTACAACTATATTAGCTTTCTCTCCTTTTGCTATCATCATTGCCATATCTCTAACTAATTTAAGTACTATAGCGGAAGATTTAAAACTATTCCTACCACCTTTTAACACATTGTAAGGCACTTTAGAAAGCCACACATCTTTAAAATGTGGATTTACATTTTTTTGAACATCAAACTTAGCCATCTTCCCACCTGTCAACAATTATTATACTTTCGGAAGCTGTAGCACTTTTCTCTTCTCTAGCTTGATGGATTTTATTTAGGATATCGGCAGCTTTAATTCTATCTTTTGCACTAACATCAATATAGGTTGTTTCCTGAAAGCCTTGTCCCATTCCTATTAACGTTTGTTCTCGCTGTTCGCCTCTCATTACTGAGGTTAAATATTGAATAACCTCCTGCTGCGTTGCTGTCTTCTTAGATTCAATCTCTTTCATCCGCTCATCGATGTAAGATTTTATTCCTACATTTTCCAACAATTTATGGCTTTGAGATTTTGCATAGTTTAAACTATATCCTACTTTAATTGCTGATTGCATCGCATTTCCGCTTAAGATGTACTCATCAGCAAATTCTTTTTGTTTAGTTGTTAATTTTGCCAATTTTCCACCTCCGTTCAGGCAAAATAAAAAGACAGTCGTTAAACTGTCTTAAATTTTTAAGAGAATATATGATAGGTGTTTAGGCAGAGGCATTATTAACTGCATTACACTTTGTTTTTTATTTTCTGTCGTATCTAAATTATCATTTAATATTTCTTTCTCGAGAGATCATTCTTATTTCTCTACCTAAACTTCTCACAATACAATTATAACACATAAAAAAGGCTCAAAAGGCTCATCTTTTATTCAGAATTAATTTTTTTGTGAAAAATATCTAACTGCGCACTTAATTTACGTTTCACTGTAGAAATATGCATGTGATATTTTGTAGCAATATCATAATTTTTCATTCTGTTAAAATATTTTGCATAAATTAATCTATAAGTTTCAACATCTAGATTTTTCAAGTAGACATCTATGCATTTTAATATCCTTCTGTTTTCTTGATACTTCTTATCATCTAATTTTTTAATTAAGTTTCTCTCATTTTCTCTACCTGTCTTTTGATTACTAACTTCGCTTTTATCTCCTGGTTGGTAACTATTCAAAAGAAAATCATTACACTCAAATTGAATGTTGTTATAGTTTTCAAGAAAAAATTTTGCTTCTTCTCTAGTATATTTCATTTCATTTCCTCCAGTTAATATATCTCTTCAAAGCAACTACCATAAACACCATTACAGATATTAGTGAGACACTAAAGAAAATACCTATGATGTAAAGTAGAATGTCGATTATAAACATTGATTTCAGTTCCATATTTTACCTCTTCTTTCTAAACTCTCTAATACCAAACATCAAATAAGCTGTTAACAGACAATGATGTAATAATGCATCTAACTTATCTCCAATTTCAATTATCACCATTAGCAAAACACCTCTTTTACCTCTTACTTAATTCCATTCTTACTCTTGAATAGGTTAACTTCTTCTTCAATCCTATTAAGTAATACTGATTCTTCTTCAATATCTGTTTCATTTTTCACATCTGATCTCTTAACATATTCTTGTAATGCGTGTTTTATAATTTGTGCATCTTTATATTTTAATGCTAAATATATTCTGTTAGTCATTTCTAGTCCTCCTACTCGTCTAATTCTCCGTTGTATTGTGGTATTTGCATCCAATAAATAACATCATTTTCAGTATTTTCAAAACCTAATCCTTCATCAAATTCTTCCCACGTATCGATAGATGTATCAGTAAACTCTCCAGAAGACAAAGGGATAGTTACTAGCACTTCTTCTCCAAGTTCAGGTATATCACCATCCCATATTTCTTCAGAATCTCCTTTATAAAATTCTTTTTCTTCTTCAGTCATTTTTCTTAAATAAACTTTATGCCATTTCATTGCTAGACCTCCTAATCGTTGTATAAAACAATATCGCTTGAATGCCCTAAATATTGTTTTCCGTTCTTTAATTTAACCATTACAGTATCTTTATTATCATATGTAGTCCATTCTTCTACCTCTCCAGTAACTATTTCATTGTTAGGTAGTTTAATTACTGCTTTTTGTAAATTATCCTCGGCTTTATCTTCTCTAAAAACAGTTAAACCTAAACCGATAATAATTAAGAATACACCTATAATAAGTATTAGGTCTATTTCTTCCTTAAACCATCTCATTATCTAACCTCCAGCAATTCTTTGTTTTCGTAAATATTCCCAATTACTGAATAATCATCTTCCATGCTTGATAATCTACAGCAATACTTCCCGTTTTTTTCTAGATAATAAAATTCTTCTGTTTTTTTTCTTACCACATATTTTAAGTTGTTGTGCACTACTATATCTCCTGTAAAAATATAATTACCACTCTTATCTTTATATCCAGTGTTGTAAATAAAAATCACTTCATCAAAAGAATAAGGTACATTATCTGCATTATCATAGAAAAAAACTTCAACTATTTTTTCATGGTAATTTATAACTTCTACAGCTAGCACCATATCTAAACTCTTAATATATACTTTTGGTTGTTTCATCATTATTAATCCTCCATTTTTAATAATCTCTAAATGTATTTACACCAAAATTATAAGCTAACCTATATTCCTGACATAGACTCTCAACTCTATCAATAAAACCTAAATAATCAATGTCAGCTTTAAATTCTCTAATCAGTCCTAACGTTATCTTTAAATGATTTTCTAATCTACTTATTACTAATTCATCTAAACTAGAGTTTATAGCGTCTATATCAATTATTTCTTTTTCTTGAGGAATAGTTAGTGTGCTCCATTTATCATCTTTATTAGTGCAAATTTCGGAATATACAATCTCTTTTTTAGCACAATTATATATTTCTTTATGTACTTCTGTGTACTCTCCACTTTTAGCAATCACTAGGAATAATACTGGAATAGGTGTATCTTCGAATGCTCCTTCGATTAAATTCAATTCAACTAACCTATTACCTATTAAATCCCTCATTTTCTGTTCAGTCTTTCTATAAGCAACTCCAGGAAAACAAATATGAAAAGCAAACTTGTCTGTATAATTTAATGATTTTAAAATAAAAATATCATCAACTACACCGCTTTTTTTCCATGGAAATTCATTTTGAATGTTAGTTTGTTCTTCTTCTGATAAATCTTTAAACTTAATCGAAAATGGTGGATTCATAACGATACAATCAGCCGTTACATCTTCATCGAAGTTAAAAAAACTCATATTATAAATATTTCTATTCGGAAATAATTCATTGTTTTTCTCGAATGTGTCACAAGATGCTTTTTGCACTTCAACTCCAGTTAGAAACCTAGGTTTGATATATTGTTCTAACTGTCCACTACCTATCGCTCCATCAAAAACACTAGGATTTTCACCAACATATTTCTTTACCTTTTCAGCCACATATTGTCTTAATTCTTTACCTGTGATATATTCAGCGTGTTTCTTCGCTATATCTCTGTTATTATGTTCAATCAAACTATATCAACCCCTGTTCTTTTAAACTTGCGTATTCTTCTAATATCTCTCTTAACTGTTCAGGCAATACTTGATAAGTTAGAAATATCTCATTATTTTCAAAGAAATGTAAAGTATTTTCAGCTAAAAAGCTTAACATCCCATAAGGTATGATTAATATAATAGGATCATCTAATTCAGAGTTTGGCTCTCTTTCCAAGAATGCAACAATAAAATCTCTATCACCTTTACATCTAATCCCCCACTGTCTATGTGGAGCTTTGCTGTTATTTCTAAGTGATGAATATTTTACGTCTATCGTTAGCCCTTTGTATTCAAAATCAAATCCAGGATTATTCATTCTGTATAATCTATTTGCATCAATCGCTGTAGGTACATATTTTTGAAATAATTCTTCGGCTTTTGCTCCTAACATACCAGCACGATTACCATATTCAATCCTATCTCTAATTTTTAACACTCCACTACCTAACAATTTAATATGTGCAACGTAAGCAGGTAGTCCACTTCTTCTCACTGCTTCCTTAAAGTCATTACACTCTAAGTAAATATCTACAATATCCATTATCCATAAATCTCCTTATATTGTTTAAGTAATTGCAATTCTCTAATTCTTTCCTTTTGTTGCTGTATTATTTGATACTGTCTTATATTTTCAGTACTCAATTTTTCCATGTTTTCACTTGAAATATATACGCCTACCATCAATCCTACAGTGAACATTGCCAGCAACATTGATAGTGTGATTAGTATAATTTCTATATTATTCCAGATTTTTTTCAACATTTTTTACCCTCTCTTTCGCTTTCTCGAAATACTCTGTATTTATTTCAAACCCCACATAATTTAAGTTAGCTTCCCTAAACGCTATTAGACTGCTTGCACTACCTACATGTGTGTCTAATATTTTAAATCCTGGCCGACAATATTTATCGACTATCCATCGATATAGATTCACTGGTTTTTGAGTAGGATGTATCCTTTTTTCGTTCAACTTCTTATTGCCTTGTTGAATATGTCCTTCTTCTATTGATTTTCCCTGAAACATCCCATTCCACATGTGTGTTACTTTTCTTACGCTATCATGTAAGCTGCAGTATGCTATTTCACAATCGCTAAAACTTGATTTGCCGTTGACCTTATCCCAAACTATCCTGCCTGGCCCGAAATTATATATTTTTGAGAAGTAATTAACTCCCCATATTATTTGATGCTTACTTACCCTAAAGAGTTCGTCAAAATATTCTTTTGTCGGAAGTTCCCAAGTATCAGTTGATGTGTAAATTCTCTGAACTCCAATAGGGCTTATTTTCCTACCGTAAAATTTTCTTTTTTCTGGCCCGTTAAAATAAGGTGGGTCAACTATTGCTAAATCAAAATAATTATCTGGGTAATTAGTTAAATACTCCATGCAATCCCCGTTAATAAATTCTTGCATCATTCCTTATCCTCCTAATTCTCTTGCTGTACATCCTAACGCTTTTGCTAGTTTTCGTAACGTTGAAAATGTTGATTTCTTAAACACTCCAGTTCTAATTAATCTAATAGTATTAAAATGCACTCCCGATTTTTCATGTAATTCATGATCGTTTATTTTTTGTCTATCCATTATTTCCTGTAATTTGCTTGTTCCTTCTTTTTTCCTCTGTTCCACTTTTCTCACTCCCTCCTATCTCAGGTGTACCAACGGTTTGTGGTAAAAAGTTCCTGTTCCACTTTTGAATTTTAAAACTTTTATATATACTGAAATTATTCCAGTATTCCCAATATCGGAATAATTTTTCGTAAAAAATAAAGTTATAGGATTTTGGAAAAATAAATGGCACAAATTTTATATATTTATATTTATATTTTCTTTCTTTTAAAAGAAAAAGAATATATATAAATAATAAGAGAGAGTGGAGGAAAGATTAAAAAGAAAAACATTTGAAAATTTTTGTTCTTTTTCTTGTTCCACATTTTCCAATCTGTTCCATTTATTTTCCAAGAAAGTGGCACATTTGACTTATTTTGCCAAAAATTGAGTAACGTATTTGTTATTTTCGTTACTTCTGACACGTATTTTTTTGTATTCTAGTTCGGGATATTTAATTAATATCATTTCTTTGAGACGGTTACGAGGGAATGTTTTGGAGTCGGGGTCGTCGATGTAAGAAAGATATAGATCTTTGAATTCATTCAATGTCTTTCCGATAATATCCTCCATTACATTCAATTCTGATACAAAATTTTCTAATGGATCGTTGTTACTGTGATACAAGTCAGTAAACTCATTGATAGTCTTACTCTCTGTGTATTTCTTATTAACATACAACCTCTGATATGCTTCAACTAATAACCTTATCCAGTATTCTAACGCTTCTGGAGTAGTCAGTTTACTAATGAATTTAGGATCTTTTGATTTTGGTTTATACAGCATAGGACACCAAATAATACGACGTTTAATTGAATTCCCCTTTTCCCACGTTTTAATGATTTTATTTGTTGTAAAAATCAACGTAGGGGCTATTATTGCTTTCTTAGGGTTGCTGTATAAAGGTCTGAATTCTATTGAGTCAGCAGAGGTTATGTTCTTTAATCTCTTTGTTGTTTCGTCGTCCATTGCTTTTTTAGCACTCACATCATCTCCTAAATTAGCTAATTTACCTACAGTGGAAGTAATCTTCTTATCGTCTTTTAAGTCGAACAAGTCTAAACTACTACAGTTGTCGTCATCTAATATTTTACGAATGATAGTAAGTAGAGTACCTTTTCCGTTTCCACCGTCTCCGTAAAACATCCAAAATTTGCTCAAGTGACGTTTTAATTCAACGTCTAAAATAAAACTAGTTGCTATTGCTTCTAAGACGTGCATTATATATTCTTCCTCACGGTTGCAAAGGTTGTGTAAGTATTCATCAACTACAGGCACTACTTTTGCATTAGGATTGTAATTCACGTTGATTCTATAAGGTGTGAATTCATCAGTTACTATTTCAATGAATTCACCGTTCTTCAGAATACCGTTGTTGAATTGAATAAACATATCATCTTGATGGATAGTTTTAGTTTTCATCATGATTAGTTTCTTAACATTCTCAATATAAGTGGCAGATTTATTACCTAACACGTAGTTTGACAATATGTAATTGAACTCATCAACATCACTTGAATAATTATCTCCGTTTTTGAAGAATAGTGTTGCTTGATACTTCACACATTTATATTTATTAATGATGTTAATAGCATCTACTTGCTGCTGTTCATCGTTTGTGATTTTTTCATCTGAATTATCATTTTTTATAATGTTCTCAACTTCCTTAATAGGTAAAGCCGTTGGAAATACGTGTTCTGAAATGAATTTAACAACCTCTTCTTTGTTGTCAACAGTACTTTTCAATAGCTTTTTCCAGTGTTTGAAAAGTGCGTTGTTTCGTCCGTCTCCTTCATCAAGATCACTTAAGTTGTCATATCCCTTAATAGCGAATATTTCGGGAAAGTTCATCTTGATATCTTCATTTTCTACTTTCCTTGCTACACCGTTACGTTTAACCGTGATATATTTGTTAGTCTTGTTTTTAAGCTCAATAGGTATTCCTAACGCACAAATTCCATTTTTCTTACCTACTTTAGAATTTACTTTATTAAAATATAGGTGAACGCCTCTGTCAGTCCACACCGTTTTTGTTGTAATCCCAAAGAAATCAATTAGTTGTTTACAGAAATCATGACTGAAGTTGTCGATATCAACGATTATTTCATCGTCTTCAATCACGTGTCCTGCGTCTTCAAAACTATCAAGAAAATCAGAGTATTCCGGATTTCTAGTTGGGAATTTCATTCCTTTTACAAATTCTACATACATCACATCACCTCCAGTATTTGTCCTAAATCTTTAAGTTTTGAATTAATCAATCTCAAATAAAACGATAGATCAATTTCATTGCTATCTAAATCCTTTACATCACCGTTGAATACTATCATATCGTCCGGAACATCTGGGAAGTTTGCTAGTGACAGCGTGCCATCTTCCTTTTCTTTTGCTTTGTAAAGTTTAGTTCTTTTCGGATTTGTCTTCTTGCAAGCAAAAACTCTGTTAACCTTGTTACTAAGTAGGTTTTTATCTTCATCAACTGTTCCTAAATAAGTACCACCACATTTAAGAATAATCTGGAATAGTTCCTTATCTTCTCTGTGGTTCAATACGGTTGTAAGAGGTGCTGTCCCGTTTGTTAAGTATTCTACTATAGCCTTATCAACAATAGCATTTGAGTAGTTTTTATAGTTATGTGAAGCTGTCTTTTGGTACTTGCTAAACGCTCCACCTTTAACCTTAACTTTACCCTTTTCAGTCACAGCAATATAGTTGTTGACGTCCTTTTGAATCCATTTAACGAACTTATCTTCTTCAAGAGTAATATTGTATTTCTCCTCAATCTTCTTCCACACTTCTTTATAATCTTCATTATCAGTTGTGAAAGCAACACCATCTGTGTTGATATTAATCAACTTACAACCAACGTTATGTAGTTCTTTTGATAGGTCATATAATAGTGACTGTCCATAGAAACACACGCTGTAAGCTCCTACAGGATTATTAATAGGAGAATACTTACTATTCATTACACCGTAAGTACTGTTTAGAATAAGTTTTAAACTATCTGACAATGGCTTGTCAGTGTGTTTAACCTTTAATCTATCGTATTTCATTTGAATATAGTCGTCTGTGTAAATTCCTAGTAGTTTTAAGTTTCCTATTATAGTAGGGTATAAACTAGCAACATCCAGTAATTTAACATCATTAGTCACAATAATATTCCCCTTGTTTTCAACTGGGACACCGTGTAATCCGCCATATCCAAACTCAATATCGCAATCAAGCTCCTTGACACTGATGTTTTTGTATTCTCCTACAATGTGCGCTTCATTATTTTTGTTAGTATTAATGAATAGGTTGTCTTTAAAATTCAACCATGTTTTCTTAACCTCTGCAGGCACTACGTCGTAAACGTGACTTCCTACTAACTCCGTTTCCCCGTAGTTGTCTTGTTTAAAAAGATTACCTACTAATGTAGTTGTATTAAATCTAAGATACCTACTGAAATCTTTCTGATCTTTAATAACTCTTTTTACAAGATTAATTTTAGGTACAAAATATGTGTGAATTCTATCTTTGTAGATATCTATAGTTTGATTAACGTCGTAATTACAGTAGTATATCGTTGCTTCTAACTCTTCTGCAGTTAGTGGTCGGTCGATATTAAATGGTACTGAAGTTTCTTCAATAGATACCCCCTTGTTTGCTTCTATCATTTTTAAAGATGGTCGACCAACGTCGATTTGTTGGAATACATCAAGACTTGTGAATTCATTTCTAAATCTAGTAGTAAATCTGTTTCCGATAATCATATCATTGACTTGTTTTATTCTTGACTTGATATATTCAACATCCTTCTCCAGTATAGTCATTAATTCTTGAATTATTCTGTCATCGTAATAGTAGTTGTTATATCCTACTAACACTTGAGTATCGACTATATCTTTTAAATTAACAGTATATTTCCCGTCCTCTTCTGTGATTTTAATTCCTAACGAATCGCAGATGAAAGGATTAAAATTTTCGGTAGCTACTTCATTGTGAAAAGTAGCCACCTCATTTTTGTTAATATCTTTAAACACTAAGAGAAAGTCGTGTTTAAAGATTTCAATGTCGTATATTACAACTTTCTCCAAATTCATAATCTATCTCCTAAAGTTCTTCTAGTAGAGTGATTTCTCCGTAGTAGAATTTCCCAAATGCACACTTAACATTGACAATGATACTTTTTCCGATTAGTTCGTCTTTATCTTCAACAGATACTCCGTATCTATCAACGAATTTATCAAACTGTTTCTTACGTTTTTGAGGGTTTACAAACCATTGTTTTAAATCTTCACTATAATCAGCATAAGTCATTTTACTTTGATATGGTTCACCTTTCCACTTGTATTTAATAAGGATAGATGTTCCATTGTCTTCAATTTCATCAATCACAGTCTGGAATGATTTTCCCTTATGTTCAGCTTGAAACTTATTAGTGAAATTTACTTCCCAAAGTGAGTTGAATGAGTCGTAAACGTACACATCAAATGTACTTCCTACAGCTTCTTCTAAATCGTCAAAGCCATATCCCAAGTGTTCTAAACATGCTTTTTCTACTTTCTCTGCTTTGGCTTCATCGTTATTCCATTTTTTAGTCTCTCTATCAAAAACTTGTTTGTTGAAATCTACATCATACATTAATTTAGTGTCTAAATCCGCTAGTTTTAATGTTGCTTTGCTGTCTCCGTCACGTTCTACTGCTAATAGTCTTAATCCTTCAATTTTGTTTGTCATTATTTGTTCTCCTTAAATTCGATATTGTATTTTTTTAAATAAGTAACTACTCTCTTGTAGTCAGTTTCATTTGTAAGAGTGATTACAAAATTATCTTTTTTAATTTCTTCTCTTACTTCTTTTTTAATTTCCTCTCTAACGACGTTATTTTGTTCGTGAGACTGTCTTGCTAATGTCAAAGCATTATTTAACCTACCATTACTTACAAGCTCTAAATACTCATTTAAAACTCCTTTATCGTCTGTAAGAGATGTTAGTATTTCATATTCATTATATGTTCGTTCAATGAATTCAATAATAGCAACCTTATATTTGTTAATGCTTGTGCTAAGTTTAATAGGGTTGTAACGTAGGAATGTGTCAAAGTCGAATAAAGAATAACCATAAGAATCACTATACCCTTTAAACTCTTCTAATACTTCTATTTCTAACTGTCTTTTACGTTCTTCATCGATTCTTTTATTCTGATCCCTAACAATTGAATCTGCTTCTAAAATCTTATCAATTAAATACTCCGCTTGTTCGTTTAGTGTGTCAAGTTGACCTAACACCACTTTTTTAGCTTGTGTTTTTAAGTTTTTAAGTGATACAACTTTCTTGTTAAGTTCTGCAACGTACTTCTTGTTAGCTGTTAGTGTTTCTTCTGTCACAACAGTTGCTTTTGAAGTCTCAATAAATTTATTAACCTCATCTTCAAGTGATTTCATATAATCACTGTCAATTTTAAATCCTATAAGTTGCGGAATAATATCCACTGAAGACTTAATTTCTATTAATTCATGTTCTACCATAATATCCTCCTAATAAAATCTACTACTTTTATGTAGTTCTATATACTTGCTATCTTCACTACGTCTATTCAGCAAGTAAAAATCATAGCTGTCTTGTTTACTAAGGTGTCTACGTGCATTTTTAATCACATCATAGCCGTATTTACTTTTGTCTATTGCTTTAATTTTGTATTTATCGTAATTTGCTTCTATGAACAAATAGTCATACGTTCCATTACCTAAATTACATTCGTAACTGTGTTCTAATGTGTTAGTGTCAGTAGCATATATTCCATATTCATCATTATATTTGAACACTATTCCCTGTGTTGGGACGTTGTGAACACAGTCAAAAGGTTGTAATGTTATCGTTGTATCTTTTAATTTAACGTTGTATTGCATATTACTTCTTACAACAATTAAATCTTCATCTTTTAGAAATTCTTTCAAGGCTTTACTGCACATTATTTTAATTTTAGGATGGTATTTTCTTATTTGTTTCAAAGTAGCCTTTTTCACATGGTCTGTGTGTTGATGTGTCAGAAATATCATATCTATATCATGTAAATATTTACTGATTTTCTTATAAGAAAGTCCGATGTCAACCATCATTCTTTCAATTACAACACAGTTCCCGTCCGAACCACTGTTGATTATTTTGTATTCCAATTAATCACCTCATTTCTTTTAATAGTTTTCTTCCTTCTTGAATATATTGAATCTTAATTGAGTGATCTGTAGAAACTTCTATATTCTCTACTATCAACTGTAAGAATTTACGGTAAATGTTCTTTTTTCTGAATTTACTACTTTCTATGTTGAGACTCTCTGTAATATCTTCGTTGTCAAATACATCTTGATAGCAATATCTACCATTTTCTACAAACACATTTCCACTTTCTTTTAACTTACTTAATGCAGACCTAATAGTTTGTTCTTTAGTGTCCGGAAAGCGTCTGTAAAAATCGTGTAATGTTAGTCCGTAGTCTTCTTCTTTCAAATATTCAATGATGTAGTGACTAACTCCAGTATTCTTCCTCATTCTTAAAATCCTCCAATTCAAATACTTTATTGTCAAATATAGCTTGTGCTTCTCTAATTTTCCTACGTTCTAATGAATCGAACACTCCAAAATCAACACAATCAGACATTTTATTACTTGTGAATTTTAAATCCTCTATTTGTTCTGAGAAACGTTTATTCTTCATCTCCTAATCTCCTTTGTTTTCTGTATTTTATGTACTCTTCTAGTACTTCTAATTCTTCATCTTCTGACAATTCAAAAAATGCTTCACCTACTTCTGTGTCTGTATCTTCGTATGTAAATGTATCGTAAAAATGTGCTATATCATCAAAGATATATCCTCCCTCGTCATAAAGATATTTTAATTCATTTAAAACTATTTCTTTATTCTCCATAAGCTAAATCTCCTAAAATATCGATTAGTTCTTTACTCTCTTCAATAGTAAGTTCTTGTTTTTCTATTATTTCTATAAACCTTTCATTTTTAAATGGATTTTTACCAATTCTAGTTAAATTATCAACAGCCCCATTTATGTCGCAAATACCATTTTTATACAACGCTTGAATATTTCTTTTCCTGTTTAATAAGCGTTGTTCTTGAGAATTTAATAAGGTATGTAATTTACCAATAGTTGCTACTTCTTCTTTTTCGTTTAATAAGTCATTACCTTTTTCATCAAGTAATTTAGCTTTATACTCCTTACCTAAAATAGAACTAAGTAAGAATGCTGCTTCTTGAATGATTTTCTTAATATCAGTTGTTGGTTCATCGTGTTTTTTACACAATCTAAAATATCTTTTACCAATATTCCCATACCAAAATGCTTGTTCATGAGTTAAATTAGTATCGTTTAGTACATCTTTTAGTACGTGTCTTGTTTCAAGTTGTAAATTATCGACAACAACCTCTTTTCCATCGATAATTACTGGTATATTTTTAAGTTCAATTTTGTAATGTTTTGGATTAGGTTTATTAATATTATCTTTTGTCACTTGCTTTTTCCTCCTAAATATGTTATTTTTAAGTTGTATATTTTTGTAAATAGTCGTTTTTCTGAACGGCTATTTTTTTTATTATTTGTTCCCACTGCTTCCATATCCACCAGTTCTTTCTTGTGACAGTACTTCGATATTGTCAATCGGTAAAAACTGCATAAATATTCCTTGACCTATTCTTGTGTGCTTTTCAATAATCACTTCTTTATCGGTGATATTATCATATAGAAAAGTTATATGTCCCTCATTACTTTTATTGTTGTAAAATCCTTTATCAATAACCGCAACACTATTACTCATTCGCAGTCCGTATTTCTTTGCCATACTAGATCTAGCGAATAACAGAAGTACTTCACCATCATTCATATAGGCTTTAACTCCAGTTGGAATTAAATTGTTAATTGTTCCAGGTCTCAAAACTACTCTTTCTGCAGTGTAGAAATCAGCACCACCATCACCAACATTTGCAATTACAGGTAATTTACCATCATATCCTTTTACAAGTTCAAATCCTCTCATTTTCTATTCTCCTATCTTCTCTACATAAACTAAAATACTTTCATCTCCTAAATAATTTAAAAAATCTTCAAAATCCTCACAATCATTATATTCATATAATCCGTATAACGTTACCGCCAGCGCCTCACTTGAAATTGTTATGTGCTCATGAATATTACTGTCGGAATTCGAACGTTCACCTTTAATAAGCAACATATTCTATACCTCCTTCAAATTATTTAAATCAATATTTAACACATTAGCTATTTTAACTATTTCATCTAAATTTAACGAACGATTATTTCTATATTTGAAAGCTTCTATCCTATAAGCAATCACATTACTTAATCTCGCTAAATCTTTAATTGAGATATTCTGATAAAACATCGCAGTTAACATTAATTTCTTGAAATGGTCTAATGCTAAATTATTATTTCTCTTACTTACTTTGTACATCATCTTCGAAAACATATTTACCACGTTCATCTAATGTAACGAACGGGATTATTGTTACACCTAATAGTAGTGATAATATTGTTTGCCAATCTATATTGCTTAAAATTAGCATACAGCTTGCTATAACTGTGCAAGTCCAGTAATAAGTATTAAATTTTCTTCTTCTTAAGTTATTCATTTCTTAAGCTCCTTTCTTTTGAGAATCGTTATATATATGTAAAAACATCTCAATTCTTCCGTAATGGTATTTTCTTAAACGATCATTCACAATACGAATTAAATCATAAGAATTTTCTAGCTTCATAATCTCAGGTTCAATTTTTTTCAACATATAGTTGGTTATCTTAATTTTTTGAAATAATTCATCTTTGTATACCCAAAACTTTCGTTCAGCTAAAAACTTTTCGTAAGCTTCATCTTGTTCTGATGTGTTGAATATCATTTTAATCACCTTCTTTTAATTTATTTAAATCAATATCTAATACCATAGCTATCTTAACAGCGTTATCTAGTGTAGGACTAGCTGTGTTGCCATTAAACATTGAATATAATGTTTGTTCAAAAATACCTGTTTCTTTCGACAACCTGTAAATTGTCATTCCTTTATTTTTTAATTGCTGTTTAGCAACTTCGTAAAATGCTTTCATAATTCTTTGACCTTTCTTTACTTCCATGCTATAATATATTTGAGTATTTCCCGGAAATCTAAACCTTCTACTTTTTTATTTCTGTGAGATACATTCCTAACAAAAGGAGGTGAATTATAATGAAATATACTGAATTACAACAAAAAGAATTACTTTTAAAATATATATCTATAAAATTATCTAACGAACTAAATAATGATATTAATTTAGAGTATATTATCAAATGCAATAATAAAATAATCACTGGAACAACATTACGTAATTTTAATACTACTAAATTTTCAGTAGAAAAAATCTTCAACGATTTCAATAGACCTGAAATTATTTTTGAACCTATTGATTATTTTTACATCTCAGAAAATATTAAACCTTTTCATATTAAACATTTAGCTGAGTTATTTCAATTAAGTAAGATAAATTTCAAATCAGCTTTACTCAAGTTAATACTTGATACAAATATTAACTTAAACTTTTCAAATGATAAATTTGAAATGTATGATGTTAAATTCATTGAAAGCAATGTTGTATTTGATTATCTATTAATTTCTGAAAAAGATAACTTTGAAATAATTTCAGTAAATATTATAGATTAACTTTTTGAGATTTATATTTAAGCGATCTATAAGTAAAATCTAATATAATGTAGCATTCTTCAAATGTAAGTTTTTCTCTTTCAAATATAGAAATTATCTCATTTGTTAAGGGTGCTATATTTTTCTTTAAATCATCAACTAGTTCGGGTTTAGTTTCACCAGGATACTTAGTTAGCACTTTAAGTGCATAATTAATTTCTTCTCTTTCCATCTTCACTCCTCCTTGTTTCTATCTCAACATCATCTACGATTAATTCAATAGTGAGTTTTGTTCTATTGATATCAGCAACGATGCTATAACTGATTAACTTATCCAATTTAACATCGTTTAAATAGAATTTGTTGTTATTAATTGTAAATTTCATTCTCACTCCTCCTAATTTTCTCTACCCTCAATTCAATAGAGTTGGGGATAATTTTTATACTTGAATAATTTTTTCCGTCTGATACTACTGATTCAGATTTTAAAATTTTAGTAATTATAATTTTTTCTTTTTTAACCATTGATTTCCTCCTTTCTGCCTTATTAAATAAGGGAATTTTTTAGTCCGGTTGTTAAACTTGCAAAAATGCAAGTTAGTTATTAAAAAAAATAGTGAACGTTTCTTCACGAGTTAAATTTAATGTTTTTCTAATTAAATTTGCTTCATCTACATAAAATCCACTAGAATTAATCTGATTAATCTTATTAGAGAAACCATTTAATGTAATTCCTAGCATTTTAGCCATCGCTTCGTACGTTATTTTATTTTTTTTCATTTTGACTTTTAGTAGCTCGTAGTCCAAAATCTCACCTCCATTTCTTGCGTTTTTGCAATTTTTATTTTATATCATACTTTGAAAACTGTCAATACTTTTTTGCAAGTTTTTTAATATTTTTTTAAAAAAACTTGCGTTTTTACAATAAAAATGTTAAAATAAAAATTGTAAAAGGTGGTGGAAATAATGGATAAAAGTAACGTTGGACAAAGATTATTCAAGATTCGAAAAAAGAAAAAAATTACAAGAAAACAAATAGCAGATTTTTTAGACGTTCATGAAACGACTATAAAAAGATATGAAGATGGGACTACTAAAAAAATCCCAACCGAAGTAGTAGAAAAAATCGCTAAATTCCTGAATGTTTCTATAGACTATTTAACAGGTTGGGAATATGAACCTCAATCTTCTCAAGGCTTAAAAATCCCAGTCTTAGGAACAGTCGCAGCAGGAATACCAATCTCAGCTGTTGAGGATATTCTAGATTATGAGGAAGTGCCTCAATCGTGGGAAAATCAAGGAGAGTTCTTTGGACTTAGAATTAAAGGAGATAGCATGAAACCAGATATCAATGATGGAGATACCGTTATAGTTAGGCAACAATCAACAGCTAACAATGGAGATGTGGTAATTGCTCTAGTAAATGGAGATGATGCGACATGTAAGAAATTTGAAAAGCTTGATAATGGAATAATGCTAATATCTAACAATTCAGAATACTCACCTATGTACTTTTCAAACGAAGAAGTAACTACAAAACCAGTAGTAATTATTGGAAGAGTTGTTGAGTTAAGAAGGAAGTTTTAAATATGAATGAGTTTGAAATAGATAAATATATAAACGATAGACTGAATAATCAGATAGAATGGTATGATCAAAAAAGTTTGCACCATCAAAGGTGGTTTAAAGCTTTAAAATTTGCAGCAATAACATTCGGAATATTAATTCCTATAACATCTTGTTTTTTACATGAATATTTTAAACTTTTTTCGGTTATATTATCAAGTAGTATCTTATTTTGTGAAGGTATGATAAGTTTATTTAACCATCAAAAAAACTGGATAGAATATAGGAAAACATCTGAACTTTTAAAACAAGAGAAATTTATGTATCTCTTTAAAAGTGGAGTTTATAGAGATGAAAAATACCCTAATATAACGTTAGTAGAAAGATGTGAAACTATTATATCTAACGAAAATATAAACTGGGCTAATTTACAAACCAATAACGATAAAAAGGAGAATTAAATGGCAAATAAAATTTTTGTAAGCTATAAAGATGATTACGAAGGAAGAACACACAAGAACTTACTTGTAGCATGGTCTGAGAATAAAAATTTCCCTGAAATATCTTTCTATGATAATTCAGTAGGAACTTCTATTAATTCGACTAACGCTTACTATATTAAACAAGTTATTTTGGAAAAAATAAAAAAATCTGATGTATTCTTATGTTTGGTAGGAGAAAATACGTATACATCCGAGTGGGTATCGTGGGAAATAGAAAAAGCTAAAGAATTAAATAAAAAGATAATAGCTGTAAAAATTAAAAAACATTATTTTGCCCCTACAAACCTTTTAGGCATAAGGGCAAAATGGGCGTTAGATTTCTCTAAATCATCTATTTTAAATGTTATTAATTAATTTTTTACCAATTCATACGTTTTTTTGAAAATATCTGGTTTAACTGGATACTGTTCACCATCGACACCTGTAACAATCCAATCACCTTTTGAAGCTACCATATCCCCTTCTAAAGTCTTAATTATTAATTCTTTAGAAGTTTGATAAGCTTTAATTATTACAGGTTTCTTACGGAAATATTGATTTTTCATTTATACCACCTCAATTCATATATTATAATTATATCAAACAATAAGTTATTTATAAACTGAAAACGTGTCGAATTCGACCAGTTTAGACAAAATAAAAAAGAATTTTAATAAAGAAAGGACAAAATATTATGGATAATAAACAAATTAATGAAGAAATGTATTTAGAATTTAAAAACTATGGTATTGATATTCCTAATGTACCTATAGATAGAAATTATTGGTTAATTCGTACTGCAGGTGGAGAATGGTATGATGAGTTCTCTAATGATGGATTTATTGGCATAAATTGGAATGAATTGACTATTAATCATTGTGAGAGCGTCAATAGAACAGAGGCTGAAATTATTATTTCAAATTATTATCCTGAATCAAAACAACCAGGAAAAATAATTAATAATATTTCTAAATTCTATAATCAAATAAAATCAGGTGATTTGGTTATGATTCCCGATCAAAATTCAAAAAAAATTAATTTTGGGATTGTAGAAGAAGATTCACCATATGAAATCACTGTATCTCAAACTAAAATAGATGAAGGATATTGTCCTTTTATAAAAAGAAGAAAAATCACTTGGGTAAAAGAAGTGTATAGAAATCACTTTAGTCTAAAGCTATTTAGAATGATGCAATCACATAATACAATTTCAAATGCTAATGATTATGCTGATGAGATAGATTCTATTTTAAATGATTTTTATTTGAAAGGTGATACAGTCCATTACAAAATTAGAGTAAACAAAGAGAATGATTTAACTTATCAATCTTTAAGAACATTAGTTAATATTCCTTGGGATTTAGCAAAATATATTAATTCAGATTATAATTTGAATGATTTGATTACTACAATATCTGTACAATCTCCTGGAGATCAAAAATTAGTTGGTAAAGGGAAAAAATCTGTAACATTCTTCGTAGGTTTATCTATACTTTTGTCTTTTTCTTCAGCTTTTATAGTTGGTGGTAAAGTGTCTTTCAAAGATGTCTCATTTGAAACAAAAGGATTGTTAGATTCATTGCTTAAAAATAATGATTCTAAAAATAATGAACTACAAAATAAATTAGAAGAAATTGAAAAACTAAAAAAAGAAAATGATATCAGAACACCAAAACCTAAAAAAGTTACTGAAGAAGTAATAGAAACGGAAGAAGTTGAAGAAACTATCTGTGAAAATAATAAAACAACAGAAATTCATAAAACAAAAAAAACTAGTAAACGTACTGAAAAACAAGTAGACGAAAACTAGTATATGTTATAAAAAGTAAATTGAGAAAATGTTATAATTGAACTTAAAATTAATATGGCAATTTCTGTTTTACGAGTTAATTCTCTTTTTAATAAATATGTTATAAATTTTATAATTAAATACAAAAACATATATATTAGAGAAGTTATTAAAATAAACAAGGATACTTTTGAAATAACATTTAATAATATGTACAGCATATAAATCACCTTTTTCTTTATTTAATTTTATTATACCAAAAAAAATAAATAATACAAACAAAAAGTTAAATATACAAAAAAAAATTAAAAACTCTCTGCACCCCGCCAAGAGTTAGAGAGTTTTTATCAACCGTAAGTCCGTTTTGAGTATTATTATATCGTCATATATTAATAGTATTCTCAAAACTACTTAAGATGTGGAGCGAACCTCGCTCATTTATTAATATTATACCATACGCATCTTAAGTTTAGCAAGAAAGGATGTGTATTTGTTATGCAAAAAAGACAACTTCCAAATGGAAAATGGCAGTTCACAGAAGGATATAAAGATAAAGAAGGAAAATACAGACGTATAACCGTTGTTAAACCTAATAAAACACGTGTTTCAGAAAAAGAAGCATATGAGGAATTACAAGAGAAGATTAGAGAAAAATTAGAAGATAAAGTAGAGTTAAAAACTATAGGTTTCTATAAGGAAGAATTTTTCCAAATTAAAAAGAATTCTGTTAGTATCAATACATTAACCTCTTATGAGGGATGTTTAAAATTATTAGATGATGACATCAATATTAGCGACATCTCAAAACCGGAGTACGAAAAGAAACTGATTGAGTATAGAGAAACATATTCTCCTAATCATGTTAAATTAATTAAAACTATCTTTAACATCTTCTTTAAATTTATTAAATCATACTATGTTCCAACATTTAATATTAATCTAGAATATACCTTATCTAAAGAAGATAAGTTCAAAGAGAAACAAAAGATTAAATATATAGAAACTAATAAAATTCAAGAAGTATTAGACTCAATCACCCATCCTATCACTAAGGATTTTGTAACAGTTCAATTATTAACAGGATTACGTGTAGGAGAATTATTGGCAATCACACCTGAAGATATTGATATAGAAAATAAAACACTTAGTGTAAATAAAACTAAACACACTTCAGGAATCTTCACATCTCCTAAAACTATATCTAGTGTGCGAACAATTGAAATCAACGATAGAACATTAGAAATTTTAATGCGATACATGAGCGCATCAAAAACCTTATTTAATACAACTATTCCCACCCTTAATTATAATTTAAAAAATGTAAAACTAACTACACACATGTTCAGACATACTCATGTTGCTCTGTTGGTTGAAGCTGGAGTGCCCATTAAGGTTATATCAGAAAGATTAGGTCACTCTAAGATTGATACTACTCTTGATATTTACACTCACGTAACTGAAAATATGAAATTAGATCTCAGAACAAAATTGAATAACCTTTGCGCAGATTTTACGCAAAAATAAAAATAAGCCTGTTAGAAGTCTATTTAACAGGCTTTTCAATATTATAATAGATAA